TTCCAAGACCTTCTATCGTGGTTATAGTGACCTTTCCGATAAGGATTTCTTTGGTATTGAGTGTGAAGATATCAGCAAGATGAATCTTGCTGATCGTGTAAATCTTTATTTTAAGATTGGAAATTTTGTTGATATTCCCTTCGGTCAAGACATTGAGATGTCAATCGTCCGTATGATTGAGGGTTGTGAAGATTTTGATGATGTTCTGATTGCTGCACAGGCACTCTATAAGTATTGTCAAGAACAGATGAATACAGAAACCAAGACTGATATGGATTCCCTGGAATCACAAGGTCAAGGTTCTTCTGAACAACAGCAATCTAATGATTCTGATGAAGAAGGTCAGGAAAAATCTGATGAAAATGATTCCTATGGTGGTACTGCCGAAAAAGATAATGCTGACTTAGAAACTACAAGTTATGATCAAAATTCTGGAAAGAATGCAGAACCTCAAGTCAACACTATGAATTCTCTTGAGGAATCCATTAAAGATCTTGTGAATATGAATGGTATTGAGAATGTATATCTTGAGATGCCAAAAGTAGATTTGGAAAAGATTGTTGTTCCAAACTCAACAATTCATAGTGCTTGTCATGAACTTTGGGATAATTATTACGATAAAACTGTTTTTGATCACGTTGATGCTGAGTTCCTCAAGTTTAAGAAGTCAGCACAGAAAGAAGTAAATTATCTTGTGAAAGAGTTTGAATGTCGTAAATCGGCAAATTCTTATGCACGTGCTACAACCGCACGTACTGGAGTTCTTGATTGCACCAAACTTCATACTTACAAATACAATGAGGATTTGTTCAAGAAAGTAACCACTCTTGCCGATGGTAAGAATCACGGTTTGGTGTTTGTTCTGGACTGGTCTGGTTCTATGGCAAAAGTTATGTTAGACACTGTAAAACAACTTTGTAACTTGGTATGGTTCTGTAAAAAAGTTGGTATTCCTTTTGATGTTTATGCTTTTACTAATGACTATCCTCTACTATCTCTAGATGAAAATGGTGAAGCAGTTGTTCGTGAACTTTCTTATGAGAAAAAAGATGGATTGATGCAAGTTGGAGAGTGGTTCTCTATGATGAACATTCTAACTCACAAAGTCAATACCAAAAACTTTGAAAATCAAATAAAGCATATTTTCCGTCTTGCATGGAGTTTTAGTCGTTATGCAATGTATAAGATTCCTGTAGGTATGGATCTTTCTGGCACTCCTTTAAATGAGACAATGATCTCACTTCATCAAATTATTCCACAATTTAAGAAAGAGAATAAACTCCAGAAAGTACAATGTGTTGTGCTGACTGATGGTGAAGGATGTTCTCTCAAATATCATCGTCAAGTGCAACGTCACTGGGAATCTGAACCTTTTATGGGTACGGCACACATCGGGGCAAATTGTTTTTTGAGAGATCGTAAGACTGGTAATACTTATAAATTGGGTGACAATTGGTATGATATGACTGATATTCTCCTTGAAAATCTTAAAGATAACTTTGTAGATACAAACTTCATTGGTATTCGTGTTCTCTCAACAGGTGATGCCAGTTCTTTTATTCGTCGTTATACTTTGGATAACTTTGAGATGAAGGAGAAGATTAAGATTCAATTCAAGAAAGAAAAGGCATTTGCAATTAAAACGTCTGGATATCATACTTACTTTGGTCTTTCTGCAAATGCTCTTGCAAGTGAGTCTGAATTTAATGTAGATGAAGATGCCTCAAAAGCACAGATTAAAAAGTCATTTATGAAGAGCCTTCAAAATAAAAAAATGAATAAGAAAATTCTAAATGAGTTTGTAGACCTTATTGCCTGATAAATATTTTTATAAGTAATAGGTAAAACAAATGTCTAGATTTGGAGATTTAGTGGGAGGTAAAAAAGCAGCACCTGCTCCAACTCCCACACCAAAACCTGTAGTAGAAGAATGTGTGGAGGTTGAAGAGTCTCCTATTGTTGGTGAGGATTCTACAAATTATGAGGAAGTAATAGAAGAAGAAATTGTAGAAACCATCCCATATGAAAGTGATGTATCATTTCATGATATGAGTAAGAAAGAGATTGAGGAATATGGTCGAACTGTCGGTATTGAGTTAGACAGAAGACACTCTAAGAAGAGATTGATACAAGAGTTGGAAGACTACTTGTGCCAGTGAGTAAACTGTCTATGGGGGTCGCAAGACCTCTTTTTTTATACTATAATAACTTCAGTTGAAACGAACAAAGCAACATCATGACTCTTTCTGCTGACTATATCCGCACTTCTCTTCAAGAACTTTATGGTGAGTCTGTGACTACTGGTGATATTCGTGCTTGGTGTGCAATGAATGGCACCAACTATCAGACTATCACCAATAAACTTTCCGATTATAAAGTGGGACGTGGTAAGTGGAATCTTGAAGTCACTCAACAAAAAGTGGAAGAAATCGAACGCACATATCAGGCACCTGCAGCATTGTCTTCCGTAGAAAAAAACCTTATCCCAGAAAAAGATGATACCTTCGTCAAGTTTGGTAATTTTGGTGACATTAAAAAAATTATTCAATCCCGTCTTTTCTATCCAACATTCATTACTGGTCTTTCTGGTAATGGTAAAACGTTCTCTGTTGAGCAAGTATGTGCTCAACTCGGACGAGAACTTATCCGTGTAAACATTACTATTGAGACTGATGAAGATGACCTTATTGGTGGTTTTCGTCTCACAGATGGTGCCACTGTATGGCATAATGGCCCCGTTATTGAGGCACTTCAACGAGGTGCAGTCTTGCTCCTTGATGAGATTGACCTTGCATCCAATAAAATCCTATGCCTACAATCCATTCTTGAAGGTAAGGGAGTGTTTCTGAAAAAGATTGGTAAGTTCATTAAACCTGCTGCTGGTTTTAATGTGATTGCTACTGCTAATACTAAAGGTAAGGGTTCTGATGATGGTCGTTTCATCGGTACTAATGTTTTGAATGAGGCATTCCTTGAGCGTTTTCCTGTGACCTTTGAGCAAGAGTATCCCACTCCTGCCATTGAACAAAAAATTCTTGAGGGCATTTCTCTGGATCTTGGTGTAGAAGATCGTGACTTCTGTAAGCGTCTTGTAGATTGGGGTGACATCATCCGCAAGACTTTCTATGATGGTGGTATTGATGAGATCATCAGCACTCGTCGTTTGGTTCACATTATCCGTGCCTATAGCATTTTCCAAGATAAGGCAAAAGCAATCCAAGTTTGCGTAAATCGATTTGATGATGAAACCAAACAAGCTTTCTTGGAACTATATGATAAGGTTGACTCGGACTTTAATATGCCTGTTGACGACGGGGAGATTGCCTGATATAATGATCAATGCTTGGAGTTTACTTTATGATGAATTGAAAATGGACAATTACGAACACACTCCTGAATATTATGACCGAGACCGAAACAAATCAATTGATGATGGTATGCGTCCTTGGAGACATAGTGACTATGAATTTTTAATTGCTAACAAAATGACTGAAAAACGCAAATATAAGTATAGTGAGGATAAAATCCTCAAAGAACTTGATGATTATATTGCTGGCACATATAATCAACACTACTCTGCTGGTGATAGTAAAATTCAAACATTAGATCTTATCGATGCTTGTGGTGATGGTGAAGCATTTTGCCGTTCCAACATTCTCAAATATGCTTCTCGATATGATAAAAAAGGTACTGCAAGACGTGACATTATGAAGATTTTGCATTATGCTGTTCTTCTGATGCATTTTAACGACAAGAATGCACAACGTGAAACTTATCCTCAATGAAACTGAAAGAACAAACTATGAAACTATCTGATAATGCCCTTGCGATTCTCAAAAACTTTGCTGGAATCAACAATTCTATTCTTGTGAAGAAGGGTAATAAACTCCGTACTATTTCTGTTGCCAAGAATATTTTGGCAGAGGCAGAAATCAAAGAAGAGTTTCCTCGTGATTTTGCTATCTATGACCTTAACCAGTTTTTAAACGGTCTGAGTCTTCATCATGATCCTGATCTTGACTTCCAACAAGATTCTTATTTAAGTATCAAAGAAGGTAAGCGTCGTGTGAAATATTTCTTTGCCGACCCTAACGTGATTGTTGCCCCACCAGAGAAAGAGATTCAACTTCCAACTCAAGATGTCTGCTTTCAGATGGATAGTGTAACCCTTGAGAAACTGGTAAAGGCAGCAGCAGTTTATCAACTTCCAGACCTTTCTGCGATTGGGGAAGCAGGTGTGATTAAACTTGTTGTTCGTGATAAGAAGAATGATACTTCTAACGAATATGCGATTGTAGTTGGAGAAACAGACCAAGAGTTTAGTTTTAACTTCAAAGTTGAAAATATTAAGATTATTCCAGGTGCTTATGATGTCGTAGTGTCATCTAAACTTTTGTCACAGTTTACCAATAAACAGCACAATCTAACTTATTATATTGCTCTGGAACCTGATTCCAGTTTCGGTTGATGAAACACATTCTCTTTACCCTAAAAGGGTGTCCATATGGATTATTGGATGATGAAGCACATATCCGCAATGTATTGGCAAATGCTGCACAGTTATCTGAAAGTACATTGTTGGATATTTCATCACATAAATTTGATCCTCATGGTGTAACTGCCATAGCACTTCTTGCCGAGTCTCATATTTCAATTCATACTTGGCCTGAGAATGGTATGGCAGTTTGTGATGTGTTTACATGCGGAGAACATACAAATCCCAGATCTGGTGCAGTTTACATGTACGAAGCAATGGGAGCAACTGATCACGTTAGTGAAACTTTTAATAGACCTTTGCAATGAACATTTTCGTGACTTCTTCGTGTCCAACAAAATCAGCTCAGGTACTACCTGACAAACATATCGTCAAGATGCCTCTAGAGACCTGTCAGATGCTC